TTAAATTTCATCGCCTGTTTGTTTGTCTACAAATACAATTTTCAATTCACAACCCAGGACGCCGGCGATCTCCGCAAGTTCGGATTCTTTAAAATTGCACCGCGTCATTTTGTTGGAAAAATTCTGTCGCGTCTGGTTTGTTCCTTCTGCCAGGTCGCCCATTGTCATATTTCGCCGGCCGGCCAGGAAGCGGATCTTTTCCGCCGTGTTCATATCCATTCGATCAACCCCTTTCTGTTGTGTATGTTATTTTACTTTATACACTTTAGAATGTCAAGTTGAAAATATTTCTTTATCTTTTAATCTTTTTCTTTACATTTATACTTGACATTTTACACTATATAGTGTATTATAATATCATAAAGCAAAGGAAATAAACATCCAGCAGAAGGGTTAAAATGGTGGTAGATATGGAAATCAGAAGACTTAAAAATACAAAATTCGGAACAAACAAGATTGCTAGAGTCGTTACCGGTTGGGCGCTCTATGAAGCCGGTAAGGGTTGGATCGCTTTCAGTCACGACCGCGACCAGTTCGGGATCCTGGTTCCTTATATTCCGTGTGGCGGAAAGAAGGCGCTTCAATCCATCCTGGACGCCGGCGGCTTCGTCAGTTTCGACGGTATGGAGTATGTCGCCGAATTATAGAGGGCCGGAAGGCCCTTTTATTTTACACTTTTTCGTGTATTATAGAAAATATTTCTTTCTGTTTTTAATCATTTTCTTTACATTTATTCTTGACATATTACACTTTATAGTGTATAATGTAAACATAAGATAAAGAAAAGAGGTAATCAAAATGTTAGATAAAAACGGAATGGAAATCAAAACAGGAATGGTTGTGGAAATCAAGGACGCCTTCTTCAAGAACGACAACGGGCTTTACTTCGTGGAACACTCCGCCGGGGATCCTGACTGGTGCGGCTCCGATCATAGCCTTCGCAAGATTTCAAAGCGCGGCAAAATCAGCCAGGCGAAGCACAACCTTTGTTTCTGGCCGATCGGAATTTTCATCAGTGACCGATTCAAGGCCGCCGAAGCGCGAACCTGGAATAAAGAACACGCGACAATCGAAATCAGAACCGAAATCGACCGTTCAGAAGTTGCCGCCTACTTTAACCAAATGGCCGAAGACCTCACCGATCGGATCCAGCGCGAAGCCTGGGACTATGGCGAAGAAAGTCAGACTGTGAAGACATCAACTGCAATTCAGAAACATTATAGACAAGTAGCTTCGGAAATATTGGCATAATAGGAACAGGGCGGCCGGTGTGGCCGCCCGGAAAGGAAGAATCACGGAATGGAAAGAAGCATTTGACGCCGCCGTCGAAAAGACGGTGGGCGCGTATGAGAAGATGGAAGAAGCGTTCCTGTCTGGTAGCAAGGAAGGCTTCGAACACTGGCACTCTGAATACTGTCGGTATATCGACGTATTTACAGAAGCGACCGGAATCCCAGAATCGCAATTCATTGAAATTGTGAACGACGCCGTCCTGAAAAAGAAAGAACAGAATAAATCAGAATAAATCAGAGTTTGTCAGAGAATATCAGAATATATCCCACGAACGCATAAAAGCCCCGGAAATGGATTTTCCGGGGCTTATTGTGTATTTGTCCACTTACGGCATTAAAACGCAAATCTGGGCGGCTGGCGCGTTCGGACGGGCATTTCCGCGCCGCCTGTTCTGCCTGGAAATTGGTCGGGGATTTTGTTTCCCCCTTATACCCCCTTCCCTTGCGCCCATTGTATCATACATTTTATAAACTGTAAAGTGTAAGTTGTAAATATTTGTTATAAATTCAAAATTCTAAAGTGTATTACACCCGTGAACCGAATTCATCGTCAAGAGCGATCCAGCCGTCTTCGTTCGTCGCGTAGGACTTCAACAGGCCCCACAACTTCGCGCCTGGGCCTTCCTTCGTCTTTACGATGGTAAAGGATCCGACGCCAGTGTGTACCGCCTGGCCGTTCTTCTTGTGGTAGTCGTAAGTTGTGCCAGGGCCTTTTCTGATCCGCAAATCAGGAATCTTCACGCGGAACACGAAAGATTCATTCGCGGCGGCAACGCAAGGATAAATTTCTTTTCCTGAATTGTCGAATACTTTATAGCCGCTGTTCTGCTTGCAAAGTTCGATCGCGTTTTCCTTCTGCTTGAAGGCGCCGATCTGAGTGTCGGCCTTGTCCCAGGACTTACGAACGCGGAAATATCCGGTTCCGGCGGTGCTTTCCTTCTGCTCCTGGGTAGCCTTGAAGGAAACATAATCCGGGATCGTGGTAATGAACAGGCCGCTTTTCAGCTTATACCATTTTTCATCGGCGGAGATTCCGACGACGGTAAACACGCCTTCGTGTACAATCTGATCGACGGCGGCCGTGTAGCTAGGCGCCTTTCGGATATTCAGGCCGTCTTCGCCCTTATAAATAACCGTAACGGTTCCGTTCATGGCGTTAATCTTCTGGTTGCTCTTGTCGTCGCTGGTATTGTCTACTGGCGCGGAAGGAACGGTTGTGACGGTCTGGCCGGACATTGCCTTTTTGACGTCCTTTCGGAACTGATCCATTGTCAGGCCGTACTTATTCCAGATATGTTCGGGATCGCCATGGTTCGACGCGATTCCCTTCGCGTGGCCCTCGCGGTGGCTCATTAAAACATTGCTGTTTTCCGGGTTGAAGCCGTACTTCTTGCAGATATACGCGAAGAACTGGACGGCGTTCGCGTAAGTTGCCAGGACATGGGCCTTCGTGTTGCTTCCGTCGCCTGTTTCAATCCAGGAAGAACCACCCGTGTACTTAATAGTCGCCGGTTCTGTCATTTCAATGCTGATAAGTGAACTGTTTCCGCTTCCGTTCGAACCGGATCCGCAATGCCAGGCGCGGAAGTTCCACGGTAAAAGCTGTAAAACGACCGCGGCTTTTCCAACGACCGCATGAACGCACGCGCCCGTTGAAACGGAAAAGTTGTTCGCGATAACCTTCGGATCCGGCTGTGGACAACCGATACTGTGAAGCATACCGCCGGCCGGTGTGATTCTGCGGCCACTCTTATAACAAGGGCTGTTTGTCAGAAGATATTCTTTGATTTCAATACTCATTTTGTCTTCACTCTCCTTTACATCGTACTTGTGAAGTTCCCATCGTTCAATGATGGAACAGATCTTTTCGACGTATGTTACGTCGGTGGCGTAGCCGCCGTTTTTGATGATCTGGATCGCCTTTCTGTAATCTGTTTCGCCCGAAAGTCCTTCATACCGCTTTGCGGCTCCTTTCATGGCGCCCAGTAAGTAAAGCGAATGATCGTTTATACTGGCCTGAATGTCCGGGTATGCGCGGAAATCGGCAACGACGGAATATTCTTCGCCGTTCTTCTTCTGTTCTTTTGTGGTCTTCGTATATTTTGAAGCGCCGTCCCAGACGCTTTTCCAGGTGTTCCCACTTAAAGAACACTTCATTCCGAAAATGTTGTTTGCGTTCACGGCCAGGTCAGTAGAGCCGTAACCGCTTTCTAAAATTGCCTGTGCCATTGTTACGGAAGCAAGTATTCCGCTTGCTTCCGCGTCTTTCATGGCATACGGCGCGATTTTGATAACAAAATCTTTTTCCGACATTGATTAGTCCTTCTTTCTGTAAAATCTGGCCCAGATCTCGAACAAATAGTCCCAGCCCTTACAACACACGATCGCCACGATGAACGCCGCGAAAATGACGGCTACAAGGTAATACCACACGAACGCGATTGACGCGTAAGACAGGTAAGCAAAGAAGCCGATCACGCAAATTGCAAGGGACAGAATAAGAACCTGGAACTTTGTCGGGATCTTGTCCAGGAAGCCGATCCCCTTTGTAAACTCTGTGATAACCGAAATCAATGTACAGATTGCGGCCACAATCAGGATGATTTTTGAAGCGTTTTCAATGATAAATTCAATGTTCATGTTGTTTTCTCCCTTCTGGTGTAAAAATAGTTTTCAGTTATAATCCGAAGCCGGTTCGAACAATGGTTGTTAAAAGCCCGATGGCCGCGACGATAATAGCCGCCACAACAGTTCGGAAAAGCCATTTATTCGATTCGGTGAGATCTGCGACGGTCTTCTGGACGTCTTCAAGATCGCTTTTGATTCGAAGAATTTCTTTTTCGTTTTCATAGGTCTTGATTTTGGCGTTGTTGTAACCGTCAAGTTTTCCTTCGATCTTGATAAGTCGATCAAGAACTTCTCTTTCAAATTCTGCTTCCATACCGTGAACCCCCTTTCCTGATTATTAGACAAAAAACAACCTGGTAAAATGCCAGGCTATGAATTGTTATCTGGAACCCGGAAAGAAAATTCGTCGATAATCTTTCGGAGAAGGTTTCCGGCCGTGAAGTGGCTTATCAGACCGAAATAACTTTGCATGGTGTTGTTGACTTTCTCCCATGTAAGCCGGCCCATTTCAAACATTTTCTGAATGAACCGGATCCGGCGATACATTCTTTGTCGTGTCGATTTTCGAACACGGATTGTCAGCGGCGTAATAAGGGCGCCGACAAATGTTACCGGAAGATAAGCCGGTCGGATTGATGTCTTGTTATTTAATTCAAGGTGCAATTCCTCATTCAGAAATCTTTCGATTTCATCCCTTGCCGCGAACGCCTTTTCCTTACTGTCAAAAAGTGCGATCACGTCGTCTACAAACCGAATATATTTTTCGATATGAAGAACGTGTTTACAAAACTGATCCAATTCGTTCAAGTAAATGTTCGCGAACATTTGACTTGTCAGGTTTCCGATCGGCATACCGCGATTGTATAACCAGTCTTCTTGTTTGCACAACTCCGGCTGGACGCCGGAAGGAAGGCCGAAGGCGGTATGTTCGCAATTTATCAGTTTATCCAGGTCGCGAAGAATCAGTTCGTCCTTGATATGCTTTTTCAAGATCTTCATAAGGATTTCGTGATCGACGCGGTAAAAGTATTTTGCAATGTCAAGTTTTAAGACGTACCAGTGTTTCGGACTCCGGTTGACCTTCCGAAGCCAGATCTGTAACTGTTTTCTTGCCTTGACGGTTCCCTTACCCTTCCGGCAACCGTAACTATGCGTTATATACTGCCGGTCGAATAAAGGGTTTAGTTTCTGGTAATACGCCCATTGAACGACACGATCCCGGTACTGTAAAGCCATGATAATTCGGGGTTTCGGCTCATAAATCTGTTTCATGCGGTACTTACCGACACGATAGGACGATTCAAGCGGATTCCCTGGGATCCCGTCTTTCGGGTAGTATGTTAGTCGATTCGTGAGATCAATGATTTCTTCTTCCCTATGCGCGGAGAATTTCAAGTTTTCGTCGCGGTTGTGCTTGCCCTGGGAAGCGTTGCGATCCGCTTCAAGTAGGTTCGACGGGTCGATGATTTCTTCGTGCGTAATGTCGAAAGTCTTCATTGTGGTTAATTCCTTTCGTTGGAATTGTGCGCCCTTGCTTTCGGCGTGGGCGCGGCGCTGATCGTTACGCCCTTCACTGGCTTTCGCCAGGTACTAACCGCATTATCAGCAAATTTAATTTCTCCGGCGCTATGGCCGGAACTGAAACAGATCCCTTTTCCCTTTCTTGCACTGTGAAAAGTCCGTAAACTTTCCCGTCTGGCTAAAAGGATAAGCGGAGAAGAAGCCGATGTTCGTCCTGACGTTCGAACGTGGGTTGTTCAAGTTCAACGCGGAAGGGCCAGCGTTCGAAGTGTTGTTGTAACTGCCAGAGACAATCGGCAAGCGTTTTTGACCTGTTCCCTCTGCCGGAAATTATTTTCCGGCGGTTGTGCTGGTTTCCTTTTGTGATCGGATCCAGCCGCCGAGTAGCCGCCCGATTTCACATAACTTTTCTGAAACCAGTATGTAACGCTTTTCGTCTACAAATTTCATGTCATACGACAAATCATTGAACATTCGCAATAATTCAAGCTGAACGTCCGCGTCTTGAAGTGTCGTTTTCTTGAAATACTTCTTTTGTGCCGTGATTATAAGAATCAGGAATTGAAACAGACACTTTTTATAGTCCGCCACAAACCCCAGCTTTTCACTTCTGGGATATTTCACAAAAGAAGTGTACAGATATTTCATAAGGTCTTTTGACCTTTGAAGAATTATCAGGCCGCTTCGTTGTTCCCGTCCTTCGTCGGTTTCGGGATTTCCGGGCGCCCCGTATCTTCGCATATTTCCCATTGTTGCAATCCTTTCTTGTGTCTCAAAAATATAGGGGCTACTATCGTAGCCCCAAACAGAACACGGCTATCAGATTGCAGATTCCAACTCCATAAAAGCGGAGAAGAAGCCGATGAACGACCAGACGTTCGAACGTGGGTCGTACAAGCTCAACGCGGAAGGGCCAGCGTTCGAAGTGTGGCTGTAACTGCCAGAGACAATCGGCAAGCGTTCGTCTTCGTTGTTGATCCAAAAAGCGCCGGTATGTGTGACGCCGCTTACCGGTGCAAGGAATAATTCCTTCAAGATCTCCGGGATCGTTGTCACGCCGGTTCCGGCCACAAGATTTCCGAAGTTTGCCGTGTAGGTACTGCCGGCCGCGCCGGTATCGGTTGCGATCTTGAAATCTTTTGTATATTTCAAGGTGCCAGGTGTTCCAGGCTCTACCAGGCTACCATTCGGAAGAATGGCCTTCCAATATGTGGACGCGGCAAGGTGTGAAACCTGTTTTGCGGCCAGGTTGCAGACGAAGATCTGGATTTCGCCTTTGTAAATTCTAAGGCCGGACATCCATTTCCAGACGTCACCCACGTAGTCGGCGATACCGTTTCGCGTTCCGTCATGGAACCAGGTCGCCGGGCCGGATCCGGTCGCGGTTCTGGTTGTTCTTGTTCCGCCCGATCCGTCGCTTTCGGTTGCGGTTGTCTCGCCAACCTCATAGGTGTATGTGTGGTGTTTTCCGTACTGGGTGTTGCCGCGCGGAATAAAACCGGATTTATAGATCAAATGGTTAATGACCGCACGTTCCGGGATTGACGCTAAATGCCAGCCCGTTCCCTTCGCATTACAAGCCGCGTGTGACGCGTCGTAATTGATGGACGCTTTCGGATCCACCAGCGGCCAGGAATAGGCCAGACCGTCCACAATACAGTTAATAAATTTGCTGAAAAAGAAGCGCTTGTATTCCACATCGTCAACCACAAAGGCCGAATGTGTCTTTTCGCTTCCACCGTCGAATAACTGGGCGTTTGTGCGCTTATTAAACGGGATCATAAAGGACGGAAGGCCCTTGACGTCCGAAATAATAGTGCAACCGCCGCCAGTCAATCCTTCCGTGGCGAATTTCAGGCTGTCAAACTGGTAATTATTCATAGATTACACCTTCTTTCAGCGCGAACAGTGTCAAGGTCACGTTGTCCATAGAGAACGGAACCGGATCGCGCTTGATAATTGTTTTCTGGCTGTTTTCTGTTTCTTCGGAATAGTCCGGGTTCGGGATTTCTTCTTCTGTGTAGGCTCTGGCCGGAATGTCCACCTGTGCCACATAAAGAAGACCGACACCGGTTTCCAGGTTGCCGGCCATATCCGAAGTAATGTCGATATGGACGTCGTTGTCGGCTTCGTATTTTTTCAGATTCAGCATGATCTGATCGCCGACGTTCAGCCAGGTTTTCGTTGTGGAATAGGAAATCTTCTGGCCTTCGTTTGCTTCGATAATTTTCATCGTCTCATTCCCACCTCTCTTTTTACATCATTCATTCGCGCGTTGATTTCTTCCGCGTATTCGCGATTCTGGGCGGCTGAATTGCCTTCGTGGCCGCCACCGAAGGCGCGTAACATCGCGGATTCCTGGGCGCGTCTTTCGTCTGATTTAATAATTACATTTGCTGGCATTAGTACAGTCCCCCGATCACATGAAGTTTTAATGTTACATTTTTGGCGCTACCATAGTAACGCACCTTAAAGGCGTTCAGGGCCTTGTCGAATACTTCTGCATACTCGACCGGGCCGTCCGCTTCCGTGACCTCAATATCGACCTTGTAATCGGTCTTATTGACAATCTTCGGAAGGGTGATCGTCTTCGCGGAATTGGTCGCCGGATATTTCAGCGAATTTGTGAGTGTCGCCGTTAATATCTGGCCGCGAAGATCGTCAACTGATTCCTGGATAAGTCGAAGGTGAATGGCGTTCGTGGCCGCGATCAGGTTTCCTTCCAGGATCCCCATGTCTTCGTTTCCGAAGTTGGTCGCGCTCTGCTGTGTGCCTTTCTGGTGGATCTCACCAGGGGCCGGCGTCCATTCTTTCACACCGTTTCCCAGATCCACGACGGAAACCCGTCTAGGGTACTGGACAATTCGGTCTTTCCAAAAAACCGGAATATACATCTTTTATCGCTCCTTTCTACTCATTCCCCGAAGACTGTACAATTTTGATCGCATAACGATACATGACGCCTTCGTCGAATTCCTCTTTGTTCAGGCTTTCGTTACCGCCGGCCCATAAGAAGCCGCCGCGATGATAGAAGCGAATTCCTGTAATAGAATCCGGGGCGTTATGATCGAACATAACATAGATCGCGATCCGGCCATCGGATAAAGTTTCCACATGGTCGATCGGAATTTTTGTCCAGGTATTCCCGGAACGGTATTCCGCGTAAGCGACAACCTTTTTCAAATATTCCTTCACGTCGTCGATTGCTTCGTCCGTTAAAGGAATATAATTTCCTTCTGTCATGCTGTTTCGATCTCCTTTCATTCTTCGTCCGCGGCGTATTTCTCCGCGGTGCTGTCATAATATAAGTTAAGTCCTTCACTTTCAGGCGCGACGGAAACGCCGCTTTCCGCCAGCGCAAGACCAGTCGCCGGATCTGGATAAGAACCGGTTTCCTGGTCGCTGTCCGTCGGATAAACGATTGTCTGTCCGTCGGTGGCGCCTTCAAGATCGACTGTAACTTCGGATAAATGCAAGCCGGTTGAAATGTCCGGCGTGGTTCCGGCTGGCGTGTACTCTGCGAACGCTTCTTCTCCCTCTGCTTCAAGTGAAAGCTGAACTTCGGTCGGGATAAATCCAACCGCGGCCGCCGGATATGTGCCACACTCGAAATCACCACAAAAGGTATAGAAAAACGTCTGGTACTCTGATTTATCGAAAAATTTAAGCGTGATCCCGTTCTGAAAAGCCATGTAGTCGAAACGGGAACGCGCATTTTTAACTTTATTCAAATAATTCAGAAATTCTTTTATGGAAGTCTGCGTCACTTCCGTTCCGACTGCAATTCGGAAATGGAAAGGCGCTCCGGCGTATGTGTACCATTCTTCAACTGACGTGTTATTGTCGCCAAATACGGTGTCAATCATTTCTGTCATGGCCTGGCTGGTTCCTAGCTTAATGTACCAGTAAATCGAATTTCGGATCAGACTTCTTTTGATTTCCGGCGAAAGCGACGTGTTATAAAACAGAACACGGCTTTCAACTGCCAGGAAGTCCAGCTTGTCGTCTTCGACCTTATCCAGATCCGCCCAGATATGCACCCGGCGCAACCGTTCCATGAATTTCTTTTTCTGAATATCAAACACCCGGCACGAAGCCAGGCGTTCAGGTGTCTTCATTTCTGCCGGAAGCGCGTCTTCTGTCCGGTAATCGTGAAGGCTAATCATTTTCAACGCCCCCGTAAACGAATTCGATCGTTCTTTCCTGGGCGACGGATGTTTCCGGGACGACCTGGAACGCCGGGGATTCGATAACGACGCGCTTTCCGCCGGCGGCTCTGACAAATTCTGTCAGGGTGTCCGGGTTAATGTCCCGGCCGATCTTTGTTTTTTGCCACTCGATATATGTATCTTTTGCGGCTTCGATCGCGCTCTTAATGGCCGCCAGATTGTTAATGTCACTTCGGCCAATATAATAGGTCGCCTTAATATCATATTTAACGACGTCAGGCGGTGCGATCTGGTCTTTGTCTGTAAGCGGAATAATCGGGTTGTTTTTCAAATATGCCAGACAGCCGTTGCAAAATGTCTGTGTTGGCAATTCTCCGCCGTTCAGAAGAATTCGAATGTCAACAACCGCGTCTTCCGGCTCGTAGATCTTCACATCCTCGATCGCCGCCGAATTGTACTGTTTCACCCAGTATTCGTAAGCGTCAGACGGGCCGGCTGTGGAATAGGACGACGGCGCCAGGAAAATTCGTTCACGGAAGTTTTCTTCTGTTTCTTCTCCGGCCCCACCTTCCGACTTCGTTATGTTTGTAACTTCGGCAACATAAGGAACCGGATCGACCAGGGTTTCAATCTGGCCGACAATATAATCATTTCCGACCGTTCCGACCGTTTCACACGTACAATCGACGTCGATATGATCCGCGCCGGCCGTGACCTCTGCGAAGTCGTCGGTTGCGAAATAAATTCCGTCCCCGGCGGTGACTCTGGTTCCGGCCGGGATATAAACCACTTCACGGCGGATTTCGGACAAAATAAAACGAACCGTTGTGACTGCCGCCTTCGGTTCGTTGATAAAGGTCTTTTTCATGGATCCTAAATGTTTCAGAAAATCGCCGGTTGAATACTTCAAAAGGTTCTGTTTTGCCGCAAAGTCAAGCTGTTTATACATCTGGAACCACTGGCCGGCTTCAATCTTTAACTGAATGTATTCTTTATCGCCTGGGCGAAGGATCTTTTTCTTCCCGGTTTCCTGTTCATATTCATTTTGCCAGTTTGTAATATTTTCATTCAAGATCTGATCGAATGTAATGTCGTCTATGAACGATACGTCGGGAAGATCATATAGTTTCTGGATTTCATCAGCCATTATATACAAGCACCACCTTCGGAATTAAATTTCCGTTTCCATTTGCTTCGAACCGGACTTCATCGACCGAAACGCGGTCTTCGAATTCTTCGACAACTTCGATCGCTGAAATGGTATAAAGGTTCTGGGCCTGGTAGGCCGGCGCCGATATAACATCAGGATCAATCCCGACTTCCCGGTTCATCGGAATAGTGCCTTTTAAAACGGATAAAATAAAAGACACCTTTTCCATGATTTCTTGACGAAGGGAAAGTTCCACTTCGCTATTCATTACAATTTGTACGCCGTCAATTTCAATCATCGTTCGCGCCCCCCCCCTAATAGTATTCCGTGGCCGTTACGGCGATTTCGACAGAAACAAGTTCGCCGCGGTTCCACACTTCCTTAAAGTTTGCGTCGATGGAATCAACCGTCCACTTTCCGCCGCCGATCTTGTGGCCGCCAATTACTAGCGGACAAACTTTTCCACTTTCACAATACTTTATCAGTTTGTCCTTCATAATACGGGGCCGTACACCGTGACCGGCGCGGATCTTCATTGTGAACGACACGCCTTCGTTGTTCGGGCCGATGAATTCCCGTTCCGATTTCTTCCGGTAACGGCTGTGTTCGGAATAGTTCGCGGAAGCGGCCTGTTTGAAATCATTGAAATTACAGATTTTCTTGTCGCTGGTTTCGAAGATAATGTCCCCGAAATATCCGATCATTTACACCACCGTCCTTCCTATGTCGGATAACTGCCGGAAACGGTCAGGTTGCCGCCCACATGGACGTTTCCGGTCGTGCTGATTGATTTTGCTGAAATGCTCCCGGCGCTGATCCTGCCAGTTACGGTTGCATTGCCGCCGACTGCCAGATTCCCGGAAACATTCAATCCTTCGACGTTCACGCTATCCGATACCACATCAAGGCGTTTCGCCTTCTTGTCGTACCGGATATAACTTCCGTCCCCGAAATCTTTTCGCCAGATCCCGGCGACGCCTTCCGGCGGCCGGTTTCCTTCTGCATACGGCGGCGGAAGAATCACGCCGCGCGTTCCGCCGTTTTCCAGGTGTACCACATATACAAGGGTTTCAACCGGTGGCGGATCAAATTCATTTGAGAAAAACGGCATATAAGGCGAAACGGCATTGTCACGGTCTTTATAGACGACCTGGGCCGTCCCGTCCGTGTAGTTAATCGCCGAAATATAGCCAACTCTTATAATATCGCTCATGTGTCCCCCTTTTTATCCTGGAATCGTCAGGACTGTTCCCGGCCAGATCCAGTGACCGTTGCTTGACGATGATTTTCCGTGTGATTTTGCGGCCGATTCGATGGTCGATTTATTTGTGTTATAAATCTGCATATACTTAGCACCGGATCCCAGGAATTTTGTTGAAATTCTCCACAAGGTATCGCCGCTTACAATGGTATAGGTCTTCGCCTTCGTGGAACTGCTGGCGGCTTTCTTTGTGGTGTTCCCGGACTCCACGGTCGCAACTGTGACGCCGTTTACAATCACGCATAGGTGCATATCAAGGCTTACGGTATAACCGCCGCTGGCGTCCTTTGTGTGTGTCACGGTGTCAATGTAATATTTCCCGTCCAGCTTGCCGAAGCCGGACATTTTTATATTTTTACAAGCGATATACTTCACATCGCCCCTTGTTTTCACGTTAATAGACTGGCATTTCCTGTTATGCTCTAACAGTTTCGCCTTCGCCTTGATTTCCGCGTCTTGAAGGCTTTCCGCGGTTTCGTTCAGTTTCAGGATCCTTGATCCGTTCCTCATCATAAATTTATATTTCAGCGTCTTGTTTTTCTTAGAATCTGTATAGCAGATCTGAACGCCGTCATATAGTCGCGTCATGCTCTTAGTGGCCGACCAGGAAGAACATTTTGACCGGTCAAGTGAAAGACTGGCCGCCTTCTTTTCATAGTCCGTCTGATCGAATACAACCATTTTCCGGTTATATAATTTCATAGCCAGGTTATAAGACGCGCAAAGGCTGAAAGCGAATTCAACGTCCGTCTGGTCGGATTGCTCCATTTCGTCGATCGAATAGTCCTGGCCGGAGAAATACAAGCCGATCTTTGCCGTTGCGGCAATGCTCGAAAGAATTCCTTTGACCGATGTTTTCTTCCAGGTCTTCGATTTCTTCGTGACGTTGAAATCCGTGTTGATCGGTGTCGCTATGCCCCCGATCGTGGCAATTTGCGGCGGCCCGGAATATCCCAGGTCGTCAATCAGGAAATAACCACAATTCAGGCTTCGATTGTCGCCTTCTTTGTTCCAGTTCGTTGTCTTGATGGTAGCTTCCACATAGTCGCCCTGAATAGGGATCCAGCCGCCCCACCAGACGCCGCTTCGGTTGTTTAATTTCAAGGAAACAGTGTCGGCCGTACCGCTCGCGTTGTCCACATACTCGAAGCCTTCTGTATAATCGGTTATTTTCTTTGTGATGTCCTTTCCGTTGTATTTCACGGAAACGTAAGACTGTCGCGCTTGCATGGCTTACACTCTCCATTCTGGAAGGTCTTCGTCGCTTTCTTCCGGCAACTCCGGGATATAAACCGGAGTGCCATCGGAAAACACGGAAATGTCCAGAAGGTGGGGATTGCTGTCCATCAGTAAGCCGATGTATTTCACGTCGCCATAAAAAGCGTAGGCGATAGAGTCCCACATATCGCCAGAAACGGTTGTGTAGTATCTTTTTTCGTCCATATCATGGCCCCTTCTTTATGCGAATGAAGTCCTTTCCTTCCCCTTCTTCCATCTGTCCATCATTTCATTAAACTTCTGCTGTGACATTTCAAGGGCTTCGTTCACATCTTCCTTGCTTGCGTTGCCCTGGATCACAACCGAAGGCGAATAGACAAATTTCGAACTATCCGTTGAAGAATTATCTTCCTTCGTTCTGTTGGTTGTGTTACTGGTTGTCACGTTGTTGTAAAGCTGTTTCGTGACTGATTCCGCCGGCTGGCCGTTGCTCTGAATTCCGACAAGCTGTTTCATTCTGTCGAAAACAGAAGCCGCGCCGTCATTCTGGTTGCCCTGGACGACTCCGGCGACGATGGATTTCATATTCGACCACAATTCAGCCAGCGGAAGAACCGCTTCTTTGCCGGCTTCTCCGCCGCCCAAAAGGTTGTTTCCACTTGCCCCGAAGATGGTCGGTTTGTTTAAAATACCACCGTTTTTATACCAACTGATCCCGAAATGGGGAACAGAAGGCGGATTGATTGAAAAACCGCCCGAAATAGAAACGTGCGGAAGTTTCAGCTTTGGAAGGCTCCAGGAAAAGTTGAATTTGCTTTTTAATGCGCCGATCGCGTTTGATACGGCGTTTTTCGCTGATTCCATCTTTCCACTGATCGCCGACACGATATTCCCAAAAATGCTTGTGACCGTGTTCTTCGCGGCTGATAAGCCGGAAGAAAAGGCCGAACGGATTCCAGATAATGCCGACGACACATTTGCCTTCGCTGTGTTTATTTTGTTGCTCATAGTTGCCCGGACATTTTCAAACGCCGAACTTGTAGCAGACGACACCGCCGACCAGGCCGCCGAAGCGGTTGACCGGATGGACGAAGTAACCGAAGAAACGGTCGCTTTCGCGGCGTTAATCTTGTTTGAGATATAACCCGTCGTCGTTGTCCAGGCTGAATTTGTCGCGGATGATACCGCCGACCAGGCCGCCGAAGCGGTTGATCGAATGGATGAAGCGACCGAAGAAACGGTCGCTTTCGCGGCGTTGATCTTGTTCGAAATATAGCCGCTTGCCGCCGTCCAGGCCGTGTTTGTTGCCGACGATACCGCCGACCAGGCCGAACTTGTGGCTGATTTTACGGACGACCAGGCCGCCGAAGCGGTTGATTTGATCGTCGAAGTCACGGACGAAACAACCTGTTTCGCGCCGTTAATTTTTTCGGAAATATAACCGGTTGCCGCCGTCCAGGCTGAACTTGTGGCTGATTTCACCGCCGACCAAGCCGAACCCGTGGCTGATTTTACGGACGACCAGGCGCCCGAAACCGCGTTTACGATCGGAGAAAGGAAAGACGAAATCGTGTCTTTGACCTTCTGAATTCCGTCCGAAACGGTTGTTTTGATAAACTCCCAGGCTGAAAGGATCGTGTCCTTGCAGTTCTGCCAGATAAACTGGAACGGAAGCGTGATAATCTGAAAAGCGGCCGAAATGATTTCGCCGATCAGCATAACCCCGACTTTCACGATGTTTTTTATCGTTGTCCAGGCTTCACTTACCTTTTCGGAAATCTGCGACCAGATTTTGGAGAATTTCTCCTTGATCGCGGTCAATTTTCCGCCTGTTAATTTATCTATGAAGGTATATCCGGCCGTATAGTAGCCTTTTACGCCCTCGATTGCCGCCGCGGCGATTCCCTTAATTCCGCCGCCGTGTTCCTCATACGCGGACTTGATATTCGATAACTTTTCAGAAATCGTATCTTTCGCCGCTTGCATGATGGATCCGGCTGTTTTTTTGATGGACGAAAACGCGTCTGAAACCTTATTTTTGATTACAGATAGCTTTCCGCCTGTCGCTGTGTCAATCGCATTAAAAGCACCCACGACAACGCCTTTCAGCGCGTTCAGGGGCGCAAGTGTCAGCGAAGACAGGGCGCGAAATGCACCCGAAAAGATATTTTTCAATCCATCAAGGGCTTTCGACCAGTCGCCCGTGAAGACGCCGCTAATAAACTGAACGACACCCTGGAAGACCTGTTTCACGCCCGAAAAGATATTTGTGATCGTCTGTTTCCAGCTTTCGAATACAGACGAAAGGAACGCAAAAGCAACCGGGAATTTGTCTGCGAATTCCTGAATTGCGGCCGAAGCCTTTTCTTTCAGGTTGTTAAATACGCCGACGATCCAGTCGCCCAACTGTGACGCCTTTTCTTTCACGGTGTCCCAGTTTTTATATAGCAACACGCCGATCGCAATAACCGCCGCGATTGCCACACATACAAGTCCAATCGGACTTGTTAGAAATGCGAAAGCCACGCCCAGCGCCGAAGTAACGGCCGTTCCGACCGCACAAATCGCGTTCCAGGCTGTCAAGGCCGCCGTCTGCGCCCATGTGGCCGCTGTGCTGATTCCCTTAACAACTGCGTCCTTTGCGTATAATGCGTAGAGATAGGCCGTTTCCAGCCTGTCCTTTGCTTTCAACGCAAGGTTCACGATCATAGCTTTCTTTTCCGCGCCAAACACTACCACAAGGGCCTTGACGGCTTTTACCGTGTTCATAGTGTCCTTTGCGAATTCAACCATCTTCACCGCCGCAACTGCTCCGGCGATTCCGGTAATAATCGGGATAAGAAGTCCCCATTCATCTAACTTCTGATAAACTGTCGCCGCGGCCCCGATAACTTTCATCATGGCCCCGATAACGGCCGGGATTGCGACCGTTGCAATTTGGGAAATGGCCGGTTTCACTATCTCCCATGCCTGGAACAATTTGTCTTTCAGATCCAGGGCGACCGCGATCACTTTGTCGATCGCTGGCTTGTTTTCTTCAATTTTCGCCTTGATATTCTCGAAGGCCGTGATTCCCGTATCACGTAAAAAAATAAATGCGTCCGTGGCTTTCGTGCGAATTTCGTCAAAAGCTGGCTTCGCCTGGTTAAAGGCCGCGATCGCTTTCTTCGCGAAATTCTCCGCCGCCGGAACGACTGTGTTATAAAATGACTGTGCAACGCCGACCGCGCGGTCAGTAATCGACGGGATCACATCAGCAACCCCTTTGATTGCGTCCTTTGCAAGTGGCGCGAATACCTCGCACAATCGAATTTTAGCGTCATCGACCGCCGAACCAAAAATCGCCATTGCGCCCGGTAACGTGTCCGTCATGGTATCGGCCATTGCGTCCAGGGCGCCGTCGGAATTCTCGAAGGCTTCTGTTAGCTGTGTCCAGGTGGACGCGGCCCCGTCTGCGCCTTCTGCGACGCCTTCCAACAAATAGCCGAACTGGGTATAATAGTTCGTGCCGGCGATTGCCGCCATGTAGTTGTTTTTCTGTTCCTGGGACAATCCAGACATCGCGCCGTTTAATTCCACAAGAATATCTTGCATATTCCGCATTGCGCCGGAACTATCGTAAATAGAAACGCCCAGTTCCTTAAATGCTTTCTGCGCGACGTCTTTCGTTGTCATTCGAACCAGCATAGAGTTCAAAGCCGTTCCGGCTTCCGCTCCCTTGATACCATTGTTCGCAAGGATACCCAGGGCCGCGGCGGTCTGCTTGTAGTCCATGCCGGCCGATTTTGCGGCGCCACCACAACCGATCATCGCTTCCATTAAGGCTTGCGCGGTTGTGTTCGATTTGTTATTCGCCTGGACAGCGACGTTCAAGTAATTTGTCAGATCGTCAACGCCCAGGCCCAACGCACTCATTGAGTCAGTTACCAAGTCCGAACAGGTGGCTAGATCCATCGAAGTAGCTTCCGACAAGCGAAGAACCGGTTCCAGCGCCGAAATAGAATCATTCACGTTCCAGCCGGCCAAACTCATATAACCTAATGCCTGGGCGGCTTCCGTGGCTGTCTTAGTCGTGCGTTTTCCCATCTCCTGGGCCGCCGCTTGAAGCTGTTTATATTCATCTTCGGTCGCTCCGGCAATACCGGCCGTTTCGGCCATTGCCTGGTTAAATTCCGAATATGTGTCCACCGCGTCTTTGACAAAATCGCCAATTTTTACGGCCGCGAAGGCGGCTGTTGCTATCTTCGCGGCCGTTTTTGCGGCTTTTCCGATTGAATCTAATTTGTTATTAACTCCACTAACCGATTTCGTGAGTGAACTTTGGATTTTTCCACCGATTTCAAGCGCCAGTTCGTAGCTTGTTTTCTTTGCCAATTTCGCTCACTTCCTTTGCTATGTCGATATACTCGTCAAGCGGAAGATCTGTGAAAAAATCTATTCCGGTGTTTGTTGCCATCGCAAGATGGACGGCCGTTTTTTGAATGTCGGCCCCGGAATCGTGCCTTACTCGTCTTTGTATAAAAAACCCACAACGGCGTTTTTAATCTTCTGGATCTCTGCGGCCGGAAGATCTTCGAAAAACTCCGCCGGAAGTCCGGTCACTTTGGTAGCGACGATCTTCGCGTATGTGGTTGTGCTTTCAGGTACGAAGCTAGATACACCGGTCTTGTTGAAAGCCTTTTCGATGGCCGTCAATGTACGTCCGGTCAGATCTTCCAGCCCGTGAAGATCTAATTCTGTGAACGTGTCGTCCTCGAATTTGTAGGGCTTTCTGAATTTGACGATCAGCTCGTCTTCTTCTTCCTTCTTCGGAAGAAGGGTGTCGGCGATTTCCTCGTTTGCCGGAACGACTGCGATTTCATCGCCGCCGATCATGTCTTCTCTTTTCTGCTCTTTGTTCTCTGTCATTGCTTATTTCCTCTCTTTCCTAGATCTGGCTTCTTACTTTCTGCAAACGATCAACGCCGTTCAGCTTCCAGATCATATTGTATTTATCAAGTTCCAGGACGGTAGTTCCAGCGATAGCGATCTTGCAGTAAGTAACTTCACGGGTGACTTTCGGTTCGCCCTTGCCGCCCTTTTTTAAGGATCCCAGGTCAAACGCCTTGACTTTTCCCTTTGTCGTTACGACAAGGCTTTCAAAGTCGTTTGTCTGGGTTGCGGTATTTAATACCTGCATAGATCCGCGGTAAGTAATCTGGCCGGTCTGGGTGATGAAATCGAAATATTCGCGGCTGATATTGCCGAAAGTTGTTTCAGTTTCCAAGGAACCGAAAGCGCCTTCGATCGCTTCTTCGATTTCGCCGGCGATTCCGGCCCCGTCGATGGTTTCCGTCATAGATTCGAAGTTTGGAAGCGTTACTTCGTTGGAAACTCCGACGTACTTGTGGCCGGCTCCGTAACTGTTGAAATTGTTTAAGACTGTCGGAATCTTATAGCCCATTATTCGCCACCCCCTTCAAGTGCGTTCTGTGTAATGGTAGGATCAAATTCAAAGACATTGTGAATGTCTTCGGCCGGCGTATATCCACCGATCTTCGTGTGAAATTTGATAGAGCCATTCAGGATATTTGCAATCGGGTTTTCGTCATGGTCGAAAGTGATTTCGCCGCCGGCGATGTCGTCGGAACCCTGTAAACCGTTCAACTGCATATTAAAGCCGGAAACAACCTCGTCGATCAGACGGTAATTCGTCAGGTCGTCCACATCCTGGAAGAATGTAAGTTTGAAATTGTTTTCAATGTAGTCGAAAATTGTTACAATGTTGATCCATCGGTCAATCGGATCCGTGGAAGACGGATAAACCGCGGTATTATTGCCCCAGTTCTTCCAGCCGTTCATATTGATAGCGGTAACGACTCCGCAAGCGTTACAATAATCGTTTGCTTCGTCCAGATCAGGAAGGACTTCGGAACCGTCCGCCAGGCATAAGCCGGTGATCTTCGCGTCCTTGTTGGATGGGGAACGGGACGGAATACCGTTATTATTTGCGGCTAAATACTGTAAATTTGCCGCCATCATGGCTGAATAGTACAGTTTATAGTCGCCAACCTTTACCATCGGCCACATAACAATTTCGCCGCGGCTGGAAATGGCGTTGTTGTCCTTGAATTCCTTCACCTTGTCAATGGAATCCGCCTTTCCCTCTGCGGAATCGACGTCCATCACCACTTTTCCGGTGAAAAGGCTGGAAATAGAAGACGCTTTCGCGTCCAGGGCCAATGCAACGGCCGGAACGTGCGACCAGCCAGGGGCCAGAAGTAAAGAAGGTACATATCCGTATTTCGGATAAACCATGTTTACCAGTTCCAGGCCGGTTTTCTTCTTTGTGGCCATGTCAATAGAAGCGCTTTCGTCGTGATGTACGTCGAAGCCTTCGTCTTTCAGCATATTAAGAATTTTCCAAAAGTACGCGTCGTGGACGAATTTCTGGTTCCGTCGCCATACGCCAGAAGGTCGTTCGGTTTCGTTATTGAACCGGAACATTGTGTCATAGATTCTAAAGTTATCCATATTCAATTTTCCCTTTCGCTTATTTCCAACATCTGCCGCCGATTGCAGTCGGCTTCCTGGCTATATGTCGAAGTGCTGGCGGTCTTTATCTGACCGCCATTGCAGTTTTGGCTAAGTCATTCGCATAAGCGGCGCCGGCTTCCATACCGTTCATATACGCCAGCATGACGATTTCGAACAGTGGGCGTTTACCACCAGGAACGCCTTTGATTACTTCACATAAACGTCTAGCGTCTGTGATCTGTTCGGAAGTTAAGGACTCTTTTTTGGTCTTACCCATGAAATCACTTCCTTTCTGTGTGTGCTGTGTTTTTTGTATCTATGAACATGATACTTCATAAATACAAGTTTGTCAACCTTTATTTTTTGTATTTATGAAGTTTTTTGTATTTATGATATTTTAAGATTGACTTTACAAAATTTTGGATATATAATCAGGTCAGAAAGCGAGGTGAAAAAGTTGAATATTGGTGACAGAATAAAAAAAATAAGAAAAGAATTAGATCTGACACAACAAAGATTCGGCGAAAGAATCGGTGTTAAAGGGAACACCATCGCGCAATATGAATTAGGAAGAAGCAATCCTGTTGATTCCGTCATTTCTCTAATGATAAGAGAATTCAACGTAAGCGAAGACTGGCTTCGATACGGCAAGGGTGAAATGTTTAAACCGGCTCCGTCCGACGTGTTGGATCAGTTGGCAAGCGAATATAATTTGTCGAACGCTTCTTATATAGCGATCGAAAAGTTCGTAAATCTGAAACCAGAAAAAAGAAATGAATTGATTGAATTTTTCCTTGATATTTCGAAGGCCATCCTGGAAAGCGATGTCGATCCAAGCGCGGCGGCACTCCCGGAAAACTTCGCCGCTGGATTTTCAGAAGATTCTTTGATCCAGGCGTTTGTGAACGCTCCAAAAACGCCCGAAGAACTGGAAAAGGAATTCCCGGCCAGAGAGCCAGATCGGAATAAGGAAACGGGCTAGGCGCTAAAAGCGCCCGGCCTTCTGCTTATAAAGCTATACTACCAGATCAACAAATATATTTTCGTTCTTCCAGCGAAATTTGAATTATAATACACCGTCTTAAATGCCGGATAGCAGATCGCATATATACGCCGGTCGTTGTAATCTATGTATTTAATTGTCATAAGCACCACCCCTTTTCCAGAAAGGCCGGGCTTGTTTATTATAATTTTTGTGAGTTATATAAGATACTGGTAATAAATAGCAGAAAGGGAATTATGATTTTGAAAGTAATAGTCGGCGGTGTGGTTGTCTTCCTTGCCGTGTGGGCCTGGAAGATCCGCATATACTTGAAACGCCAAAAGAGAAAGGAACGCGACGAAGCGCCGTTTCACCGGTGGGCCGATGAAGTCCACCAGCGACCGGGCCAGAAAGAAAAACTTCGCCAGGCAAAAGAAGAAGATATTTCCGTTCACTTTGAAAGTGAAAAGAAATGTTTCGCCAGGATGAAGGCGCCGGACGACCAGGAAGAAGTCTGGTGCGGTCTGGGAATGTGTCAGTGTGGCACGTTCAAGGCCGATCATTTACCTTGTAAGCACATTTACAAGCTGGCCTTAATTAAAGGGCTGATTCAGTAGTTTTATAATAAAATAAAAACAGCCGGTCAACGACTGCAATCACTGACCGGCTTTAATACCAGGCAACCGAAAAAGGTCTTCTGATATTGGAAATAAGCACCCTATATTATAGCAAAGAAGGCCAGAAAATGCAATCGGCTTTCTTTTTTATACCCTTTTTCGGTTCCTGGAGAAAGGGGCTTTTCATGGCTTATGTCAGGAATAAGAAAAAGATCCTGAAATTCTGGTCGAAAAAGAAAGCGGCTCTGTATGTCCGCGTCTCGACCAGGTATCAGGTTGATAAAGACAGTCTTCCTTTTCAGCGTAAAAAATTAAAGGAATACTGTAAATTTTTAGGAATTGAAGATTTTGTGATTTTCGAAGACGACGGATATTCGGCGAAGAATACCGATCGGCCGCATTTTCAAGAAATGATGTCGCGTGTCAGGGACGGGGAATTCTCCCACCTGATCGTCTGGAAGGTAGATCGCGTGTCCAGAAATCTTCTGGACTTCGCGGCGATGTATCAGGAATTAAAAGACCATAAGGTCACTTTTATTTCGATGAACGAACAATTCGACACTTCGACCGCCATCGGCGAAGCTATGTTGAAAATTATTCTGATTTTCGCCGAACTTGAACGGAACATGACTTCCGAACGTGTAACCGGAATCATGCTGGATCGCGCGGAACAGGGCTTGTGGAATGGCGCGCGTATGCCGGTTGGCTATCGCTGGAACCCGGAAATCAAATTCCCGGAACCAGATCCAGAAGAAACAAAGATCGTTCAGTTTATTTTCGACGAATACGAACGGGTTCGTTCCACGACAAAAATCGCCCGGTATCTGAACCACAATCAGATCGCGTCGAAGCGTGGCGGCCAGTGGACTTCGAAGCTGATCCGTGATATTATCCGAAGCCCATTCTATATCGGGACATATAGGTATAATTTGCGTGAGTCAGGCCGCGGCCCATTGAAGCCGGAAAGCGAATGGATCGTCCGGGAAAATAACCACCCGGCCATTATCGCAAAGGAACAGTTCGACCGTTGCAACGCGATAATGGATGAAAACGGAACCAGCCGCGACACATCCGAACTTCGGGCCAGGAAGTACGTTCACACCTTTTCCGGCCGGCTGGTGTGCGGCAAGTGCGGCGCGAATATGATCGCGTCGAAGGATAGAGCCAGGGCGAACGGCTGGCGGCCGTCAATGTACCGTTGCGCCCAGCGATCGCGAATGATGGATTGTGACAACTCGAAGACCATAAATGAAAGCTATATCGGCCCGTTTATCTTTAACTATGCGGCGAACCTGGCGCGGATCCAGAAGAATTTTAAGAACATTAAAACCCTGGAACAGTTGGAAAAGGAACTATTGAAAGGGCCAGAATTCGAAAATATGAAGGTCAGCAAAGAAAGCCTTCGCCGGACGTTCGATGCCCTGGCCTTCCAGGAAGTCGGAAAAGGTGCGTATCTGCCGGACATTAACCTTTCAGACGGCGACGACGATTACACGGCGGCCGAACAACTTTCCATTCTGAAACGCGAACTTGACAAGTGTAAGACCGCGATTGACCGGTTGACGGATCTTTATCTTTACGATCCCGATTCCATGACGAAAGAAGAATTCGCAAAGAAGAAAAGGGATCTTGTGAATAAGATCGCCGGATATGAAAAACAGATCGAGGTCAGCCAGGCCACGGGCGACAAGGACGATCTGGCCGACCTGGAATTCATCAGGAAGGCGTCGGCGTTCCTGGTCGCTCAAAGGATCGTTTCGAAGAAACACGTTGATTATATCCAGATGGCCCTTGACCTGGACAATGAAATCCTGAAGGATTTTGTCGATCAGGTAATCGACCGGATCGAAATTCTGGAAGGCCGTGTCCGGTCAATCCGGTTCGTGAACGGTCTTGTCCATGAATTCACATATTCAACCCCGGCGGATCTTCCGGTCTGCCAGAAGTGCGGCGGCCGTATCGGTTCGACGTGCGGATGTCGGACAAGAACCTTCGATTTCGCCGGCAAGCCGTACCGCCGGATCAAGGTCGGGGATCCAGGCGACAAGTTCCACGGCGTCACCGGTGCTGTGTGTCCTGAATGTTCCGCCCAGGCCGGCCGCTGGCACCATTGGAAATGTGGAATTGAACGGTGTCCGATCTGCGGCGAACAGTTGATCGCTTGCGAACACGGGCCAAACGGGAAAGACTAGAAAGAAAGCCGCCTTCGGGCGGCTCTTTCTTTACATCGGATTGATAAGCGTCCGAAAATGGAAACACTGAATATTATATCCACCAGCACCGATTGTCTGGACTTTTGCTGTGCCTTTTTCGCCGATAACTATACCATCAAGATTTCCTTTCGGAGAAACTCGAAGTTTACTAGCGTCGGTTATCTTTCCGACAATTTCGTTTGTCCGTTCGATAATATCATCATACTTTCGAATTCTTTCCTGGGTAAGATCTTTCACCATTGTTTCGCGCCACGGAAGGGAACCGTGATCGAACTGTGTAACGTGCGCCCATGCCGCGCGGAAATCTCTTTTCATTTTGTCGTGTTCTTTTCTGTCTGCTTTTCTTTCTTCTGGTGTCTGATTGCTTCTGTTGTTAAAGCGCTGGCAATACTCCCGATCTTTTCGAAAATATTCTTCCCGGGCGGCCTGGTATTTTGGATATTCCAAATCGAAATATTCAATACAGTTTTGCAACCATTTGTCCAGGAAGTCGTTGATCGCTTTAACATTTCTACTTCCGGCCTTTTCTTGTTCTTTTGCAAGCTGATTTTCGTATTTTTGAAGGTTTGCCTTCGCTTCTTCAAGATCGCGAACCGTGTATCGAAGGTCATAATCACTATAACAATACGGGTTGTTTTCTTCATAGTTGGAAGCCTTAGCAATTTCAATTCTTTCTAGCTTCTTATTCAGTTTTTCGATTTTGGTTTTTGCGCCGTCAACTCTTTTTTGAATAAATTCTATACTAGCCATGTGCTTATTTCCTTTCCTTGTGTGTTCCTTTGTTATGGCTATATAATACACTATAAAGTGTAATATGTCAAGTATTTATTATACATTTTCTTTACTTTTTACACTATAAAGTGAAAAGCCGCCATTTCTGGCGGCTTCGGTTCATTCGTGTTCAAGATATTCTTTAATTCCTGGAAGTGTGCGTTCGTTGAATCTTATCATGTGGTCGAAAGCGGTGTCGATCTGGCGTTTCGTTGGTCGTCTGTCGGCTCTGTAATCAAAGAATACGCTTCCGCCCAGATCTGGGTTCCGAATGATCGCCCATCCGTCAGAATATAATTTGTCCAGGGCTTCGTCGAAATCATAAAACTTTCTTTCCCTGGCCTTTAAAATATAATGTGCTTTCGTATGATGTCCGGCGAACGAACAACTGTAATAATTGCCGGAAGGATCTATCAATCCATATTCGGAAAGGAAATCGTCCGGGGATGTGGTTCTATTCAACTGATCGGAATTCGGTTTTTCTTCTGTCTGTTCCTGGCGCTCCTGGTTAATTTCTTTCATGGCCGCGTCATACTTCATATTGCGGTGTATGATTTCTTTCGCCTTCTCGCCGGTGGCGAACCCATTATTTACAAGCGATTTCAAGTGATTTTTTAACAGCGTGAACAACTTTTCTTCGTTCTGATCTGTTACCGGGCCGCCAATTAGTTCATAGACAAGTTTCGGCCGCTCAATTAAATAAAGGCCATTATCCAGATACTTTCGTTCCTTTTCGTCCCAGAATCCAGGAAGAAGGCGGCTGGCATGATACCATAAATTTTCGGAAGAATAGGCCCACAATCTGACTTCCTGATATGGCGTCAAGTGGCGGCCGAAGGCTTCCTGAACGTCCCGTTCATCGTCGAAAACCAGATTGTCAACCGGTTTGTATTCATTTATATTTTTGTCGCAAGAATACGGATCCAGATAAGCCAGCGGCCGGCGCTGGATGTCTTCTTCGATTTTTCGGATCATTTCTTTTTTCTGATACTCTTTGAATTTATCTGCAAGCGGTCGGATCAGTTCGCCATCCTCGACAAGTTCAAGTTCATTCACGCCGACAAGAATCTTCCGGCCTTCCAGAATTTCAACGACAATTTTCTTCTTTTCTTCTTCGGATATTTCGTCCGTCATAAGACAGGAAAGAAGAAGTTCTTCGCACTTCTCATATTCGCGGTTTTCGTCCCAGAACCAGGATCGGGCCAGGTGACACACAAATTCGCCCTGAATTTTGAAGGATAATTCTTTCAT